CAGGTGGAGTTGAGTTGAATGGTAGACAAATGTATGATGATGCACAAAGAGAAATTGATATACTGATGGAAAAAATGTCCAGTACTTATGAATTACCTCCTTTGGATATGATAGGATAAATTTATGTTAAATCCATTTTTCTTACAAGGATCAAAAACCGAACAAAGTCTCATACAAGATTTAATTAATGAACAACTTAGAATGTATGGTGTCGAAGTTTATTATTTACCAAGAAAGTATTTGACTCAAAAAACTTCTATTAGGGAGGTAATAGAATCTAAATTTGATATTGCATATCCAATAGAAGCATACGTGGAAAATTATGATGGTTATGCTGACAATACAACTATTTTATCAAAATTTGGAATTCAAGCACTTAACGAGTTGACAATAACTATTTCTAGAGAAAGATTTGAAAATTACATAACACCACTAATTAAAGGTCAATCAAATATAAAATTATCAAGTAGACCAAAAGAAGGAGATATTATATATTTTCCTCTTGGTGATCGTCTATTTGAAATAAAGTTTGTAGAGCATGAAAAACCTTTTTATCAACTACAAAAAAATTATGTCTATCAACTTAAATGTGAGTTATTTAGATATGAAGATGAAGTTATCGATACTGGCATTGAGGATATTGATGATAATATCTCAGGAACTTCAGATAGTGGATCTGGACCTTCATCCGGATTGATAAGATCCTTTACAATGTCTGGAATTGGAGTAACGGCCACAGCAATAACCACACTTTCTTATGGAGGAATTAGATATTTTAATGTTACAAATCGCGGTGGAGGATATTCATATGCACCAAGAGTTGCTATTTCCTCCGCACCAAGTGGTGGAATGACGGGTGTAGGAACTGCTATAATGATTGGTGGAATAGTTGTATGTACAGATAATACAAATCCAAATTCAAAGTCAGTACAGTCTGTACAAGTTGTCAACCCTGGATATGGATATACTCAACCACCAAATGTTGCATTTTTTGGTGATGGTGTTGGTGCAGCTGCAACTGCAATTATTGGTGACGGTATAGTTGGTATAGTAACAATTACAAATAGTGGTGGGGGTTATTCAATATCTCCAAATATAACATTTAATGGTAATTGCACTATTTCCGCTGCTGCCACTGCAGTAGTAAGTTCATCCGGTACTATTACATCTATTAGACTGACAAATGCCGGTCTTGGATATACCGAACCACCATCTATAACCATTTCATCACCTCCAATAACAGGAATAGGAACATATCTATTCAATGAAACTGTAACTGGTTCAATTACAGGAACTACCGGAATTGTTAAGTCTTGGAATTCTGTTACTAATAAACTTGAATTATCAAACATAACCGGATCTTTTTCTATTGGAGAAGAACTTGTAGGTTCTGCTTCAAGCACATCAAGAACGTTAAGAATAGTAGATTCATTTTACAATGATGATGGTTATGCATCTAATGATGAGATAGAAAATGATGCAGATAATATTATTGATTTTAGTGAAATTAATCCATTTGGAATGCCATAAATATAATTTATTAGTTGTTTAAGTATGTTTGAATATTTTTACCACGAAATTTTAAGAAGAACCGTTATATCATTCGGTTCTCTATTTAACAATATATCAATAAAACATACTAGAGATGATGGAACAACGATAGACATTATCAAAGTTCCTTTAGCATATGGACCGACACAAAAGTTTTTAGCAAGATTAGAGCAGGTTCCAAATTTAAATAAACCAACTCAAATTACATTACCAAGAATGTCATTTGAGTTTACAGGGTTGACGTATGACGCATCTAGAAAAGTAACAACAACTCAATCATTTACAACTAAAGATGCAAATACTGGAACAGAAACTAAAAAGGTTTATATGCCAGTCCCATACAATATGCAATTTGAATTGAGTATAATGTCAAAGTTAAATGACGATGCTCTTCAAATAGTAGAACAAATTTTACCTTATTTTCAACCAGCATATACAATAACTGTAGAGTTAGTGGACTCTGTGAATGAAAAAAGAGATATTCCAGTTGTTCTTGAAAATATAACTATGCAAGATGATTATGAAGGTGATTTTAATACAAGAAGAGTGTTGATTTATACTTTGAGGTTTACAGCAAAAACATACTTGTTTGGTCCAATATCCAGTGCTAGCAAAGATATTATTAAGAAAACAACTATCAGTTACATTACAGGTGATACTACAAATACGCCAACAAGAGAAATTGTTTATTCTGCAGAACCAAGAGCAATTAAAAATTATACTGGAATTGTTATTACGAACTTAACTAAAGATATTAGTGTTGAGGATACATTGGTAACGGTAAATGACGCAAGTTTAATAGAACAAAATTCATATTTGGATATAGAAGGTGAAGAAGTATTTGTTAGATTAAAATCGGGAAATATATTAACGGTTGATAGGGGAAGAGATGGAACAAAAATTACTGCGCACTTATCCGGTGCTGAAATCAAATCAATAACTAGTGCCGATAATTTGTTGATAGAAAGTGGTGATGATTTTGGTTTTAGTGGTACTACTTTATGAAAATGACAAAAAAATTCGATAAACTTAATGATACTTTTAACATTTCCGATGCTTCAGAAGAAGTTATTTCAACAAATGCAGAAACGGTATCTTCACTAACCGAAAATTCAACTTTAGTTATAGAAAATAATAAGTCGTCTTTGGGAGAAATTGAAAAAGATTATGAATATACTCGCGGAAATTTATATTCTTTAATTGAAAAAGGACAAGAGGCTATAAATGGAATACTTGAATTAGCGCAAGAAAGTGAAATGCCGAGAGCATATGAAGTTGCTGGACAGTTGATTAAAAATGTTGCGGATGCAACAGACAAATTGATGGATTTACAGAAGAAACTCAAAGATATTAAGGATGATAAAAATTCAAAGGCACCTACAAATGTCACAAATGCATTGTTTATTGGTTCCACTGCAGAATTATCAAAGTTATTAAAAAATCAAGAGAATATTGCAAATAAATAATAATGGTAAAATTTCAATTATAATGCCCTCCTAAAGTAATGAATAGTATCAAGGCACACAAAACAGTTGAACAAATTGCAAAAAAACATCGCCTCGATGTGTCTTTTATTCAAAAACAACTTGATATGGGAGAACCAATTGAGCATGAGCATACAAAAGACCATGATTTGGCAAAAGATATTGCTCTTCAACATATTGATGAAATCCCAGACTACTACACTCGTTTGAAAAAAATGGAAGCATCTGCTAAAAAAGAACATAAAAAGTTCAAAGATGTGAATGAAGAAGGTATTCGTCAATGGTTTCAGAGTAAATCAAAAGATGGAAAACCTGGATGGGTGAATGTTGTAACTGGTGGAACTTGTGCAAGTGATGAACCTGGCGAAGGAGTTCCGAAATGTGTTTCATCTGCAAAGAGAGAATCGATGACACCTGCGGAAAGACGATCTGCATCAAGAAGAAAAAAAGCAGCAGACCCAGGACAACAACAAAAAACTGGTGCCGCAAAACCAACCTATGTTTCAACTGATAGCCCAAGAAAAGAAATGAAAAAAGAAGAAGTAAATCTCCAAGAAGTAAAGGACAAACCAGGTAAAGGTAGTGGGACAAAAGATGCTTGCTATCATAAAGTAAAGTCACGTTATAGTGTTTGGCCAAGTGCATATGCATCTGGAGCACTAGTTAAATGTCGTAAAGTTGGTGCTGATAATTGGGGAACTAAATCTGAAGCGGTGGAAGAGCAAAGATATTGTCCATTATGTGACAAAAGAGAAACGAGGTCCGAGTGCTCTTATGGCGAGAAGGCGTGGGATAAAGTTTCTATAAAAGATCATGAATATTCAATGGTTCGTTCCGAGTTGAAAACTCTTATGAGTGCAGCAAAGAGACTTAATGCAAAAGTTGGAACAGGAGAGGGAAATCTTGAGGCATGGGTTCAATCAAAAATCACTAAAGCAGCAGACTATATTGACACTGCAGCTGATTATGTTGCAAGTGGAGAAATGGAAGAGCAAAAATTGACCAATCAAATTATTGATGAAATTTTAAACGAAAAATGTTGGACAGGATATAAAAGAAAAAAAGGAACTTCTGAATTTGAAAAAGGTTCCTGCGTAAAAAAAGAAAATGTAACTATTGAAGATGCAGATGGTAATACTTTTGCTGAAGTAATTGATTTAATTAAACCAGAACCAATACAAGGTACAGCATCAAGACCAGAAAAAGTGGAAGAGATGGTCAGACTTCAATCTGAAAGTGGAAATGTAATTGGCATTACTCTTATGTGGAGAGGAAAATACTATGGAATTCAAATGTTCTTTCCTCAGGCAAAATTACCAACTCGCCAAGACATCAACGCAGAAATTCAAAAAGTTTATCCGGACTCAAAATTAGTTCATTATTCAGTATCTGAAATTCAACCCGGACAACCAATTATTAGAATTGGATACCAGGGTGGAAGTTCAGCAAATATAGGACCAAATAAAAAATATATAAAACCTTGTGGGGAACAAGTAGAATTTGATGAAGACTGGCAATCAGTAAATCGTAAAGATAAAACTGATGGATTAAGTCAAGCAGCAGTTAATGCATATCGCAGAGAAAATCCAGGTTCAAAACTTCAAACTGCAGTAACTGAAAAGAATCCAAAAGGAAAAAGAGCGTCTCGTCGTAAATCTTTTTGTCGTCGTATGAAAGGTATGAAATCAAAACTGACCTCTACCAAAACTGCAAGAGATCCAGATTCAAGAATCAATAAAGCACTCCGTCGTTGGAACTGTAATTAAAATGAAATCATTTCAGCAATTTATGTCAGAATCAGTTAATATTTCTGGTGATTTTAATGGCAATCTTTATATTAACTCTTCTTCAGAACCACAACAAGTTGGTGAAGAATATGTTGCAGACGTAATATGGAATGGAAGTCTTTATAGAATGGAAATGATCACTAAAACTGGCGTTCCTTCTAGAAAAGAATTGGGCGAACAATTGCAAGTAGATTATCCAGGAGCTGTAGTTCAGCAAATTTATCCAGTAACAGAAAAAAACTTAAATATTAAAAACGCACATAGATACCACCCAGCAAAACTAGAGTGGATTGATTAATTATGGCAATTTGGAATAAAAATACTCAAGATTATTTGAATCAAGAGCGTACACTCTTTGAAGTGTATATGCAATCTGATAGATATGGTGAAATTTTTGATCCAGTTGGACAAGGTTTCAATGGAGATTTGTTTGGTAGAGTAAAAACATCAGAACCTTATACACTATTTGATTCTACTCATAGATATTCTCAAGATGGAGATTTCGATGATGTAGTTCTTGGTGTGGGTTCTACTGTAGGAATTATAACTGCACAAAGTACAGCAACATTGGGTATAGGAACAACTGCAGGTTGTTCGATTATCCGAGAAAGTAAAAGAGTATTTGCATATCAACCAGGAAAAGCATTACAAGTTTTCCAAACATTTGTTTTTAATCCCGCAAAACAAAACTTAATTCAAAGAGCAGGATATGCATCGACAGAGAATGGTGTAATGTTAGAACTGAATGGTTCTCAACTTAATATTATCAAGAGAACTGGAATTTCTGGAGTTGGGACAACAATTAGTATTCCACAATCCGAGTGGAATCGTGACACTTTAGATGGAAGTGGTCCAAATGAGTCTAATCCAAGTGGAATTGCTTTGGATATAACTAAAGCACAACTTATGTTTAGTGAATATGAATGGTTGGGTGTTGGTTGTGTACGAGTTGGATTTGTAAACGCAAATGGAAAATTTCACGTAGCACATATTTTTAATCATGCAAATACACTTGATAGTGTTTATATGACAACTGCATCTCTTCCAGTTCGTTATGAGATTCTAAACTCTGGGATTACAACATCTACATCTACGATGAAACAGATATGTGTGTCTGTTCAATCTAATGGTGGTTATGAAAAGAGACAGGCAGAAGGTATTGCAAGAAGATTAACTCAAGTTTCTATAGGAACAACAATTTTTACTCCTATCATAAGCATTCGTCTTACACCAGGAAGAGAAGATGCAATAATTGTTCCAACTCAAATTTCATTTATGCCTGAATCGGGGGCTTCTGCAACGATTGAAGTTGCCTTAATTAGAAATGCGACACTTACAACACCCTCTTGGGCAGTAGATGGTTCTCCAAATGTTCAATTTGATACTGCTTCAACATCAATGAGTGGTGGAGAAATTGTCCGTAATGATTATGTTTCATCTGCAAACAAAGCAAATGTTCCTCTTAGTGTAGACCAACAATATAATTTTGATTTACAACTTGGAAGAACGCAGGCAAAAGTAAGTGATACATATACATTAGCAGCAAGAGCAGTTTCTGGCAGTGCTCTTTGTATAGGTTCTTTAGGTTTTTATGATTTAACATAAATTATGTCAAATGATGTTTATCTAGGTAATCCTTTATTAAAAAAGGCAAATACCCCAATTGAATTTACACAAGAACAGATTTTAGAGTTTGTTAAGTGTAAAGAAGACCCCGTTTATTTTGCAAACAATTATGTAAAAATTGTTACTCTTGATCACGGACTTCAGACATTTAAACCATATCACTTTCAAGAAAAATTAATCAATAATTTCCATAATCATAGATTTAATATCTGCAAGATGCCACGTCAGACTGGTAAATCTACTACTGTGGTTTCTTTTTTGTTACATTATGCAGTATTTAATGATAACGTAAATATTGGTATTCTTGCGAATAAAGCGGCAACTGCAAGAGAACTTCTGGATAGATTGCAGACTGCTTATGAGAATCTACCAAAGTGGATGCAACAAGGTATTATCTCTTGGAACAAAGGTTCTCTTGAATTAGAAAATGGTTCAAAGATTTTGGCAGCATCAACATCAGCATCTGCTGTTCGTGGTATGTCTTTCAACATCCTCTTCTTGGACGAATTTGCGTTCGTTCCAAATCATATTGCAGACTCATTCTTTGCATCAGTTTATCCTACAATTACTTCTGGTAAACAAACCAAAGTTATTATAGTTTCAACGCCACACGGTATGAATCATTTTTACCGTATGTGGCACGATGCTGAAAAGGGTAAAAACGAGTATGTCTTTACTGATGTTCATTGGTCCGAAGTTCCTGGAAGAGATGATGAATGGAAAAAGCAAACAATTGCAAACACATCGGAACAACAATTTAAAGTTGAATTTGAATGTTTAAGTGGAGAAACCAATTTAGAAATAATGAGTGATGATGGTAAGGTAGAAACTATTACTATGGAAAGTTTATATGAAAGAATGTGAGTTCCTTGGATTATAAATAAAAATAAAAAATGTATTATATTTACTTTCTTAGAGATTTAAAAGAAAAGGTTCAATACGTCGGACAAACACAAAATTTAGATGCCAGAAAAAGAGAACATAAAAGAAATAAACCTCCTCATAAGTTTGAAATAAAAGAAGAGATAGAAATTGCAGAAAATGCTAAAGAATTAGAAATTTTTTATATAGAAAAATTTAATACTTATAAAAAAGGATGGAATAAAACTCCAGGAGGAGAAGGATTTAATGGATATGATAGAGATGGAATTGGTGGCGCTAAAAAAGGAAGCATTCCTTGGAATAAAGGAATAAAAAAATGTTTCTCAGAGGAAACAATACAAAAGATGAAAAAGACCAGAAAGGGTAGAGTTTTTAGTAGAAAAATTAAAGATGAGCAGATAATAGAGATAAGAAAACTATATAATGAACAACCATTTTTACAAGATGTTGGAATGACTATGAAAAATGGAAAGAAAATGTCATATATTCAGGCATTTTGTAGGGAATATTCTAAAAATTATAATTTAACTCCTCAGGGGTTAAAAAAAATTATATTAAATGAATGTTGGAAAAATGTTTAAAATTAACAAAAATATTAAAGTAAAAACTCCCAGTGGATTTAAAGATTTTTCTGGAATTCAAAAAGTATATAAACCATATTATCATTGGATTATATTTGATGATGGTTCTGAAATAAAATGTTCAGATAATCATTCATTTGGTAAAGAAAGAACTAAGGCATCAACAATTAAGGTTGATGATTTTTTACAAGGAAAAAAAGTAGTATATAATGAAATAGTAGAAGAGGGAATATATCTTTATGATTTACTAGATGTTGGTGAAGATAATCTTTATTATTCTAATAACATAGTATCACATAACTGCGAATTCCTAGGTTCTGTTGATACTTTGATTGCTCCATCCAAACTCAGAAACCTCGTCTATGACCACCCTAAGACCCGCAGTGGGGGATTGGATGTTTATATAGATCCACAAGAACAACACGACTATGTGGTCACTGTAGACGTTGCTAGAGGCGTAGGAAATGACTATTCAGCATTTACGGTGATTGATATTACACAGTTTCCACATAGAGTTGTTGCAAAGTATAGAAATAATGAAATTAAACCGATGTTATTTCCAAGTATTATACAAGAAGTGGCATCAAGTTATAATGATGCATTTATACTCTGTGAAGTTAATGATATTGGTGATCAAGTAGCAAGCATTCTTCAATATGACTTGGAATACAAAAATCTTTTAATGTGCTCTATGAGAGGTAGGGCAGGTCAAATTGTTGGGCAAGGATTTTCTGGAAAGAAAACTCAACTTGGAGTTAAGATGTCCAAAACAGTTAAAAAGGTTGGATGCTTAAACCTCAAGACTATGATTGAGGAAGATAAATTATATTTAAATGATTATGAAATCATTTCCGAACTTACAACGTTCATTCAAAAGCACAATTCATTTGAGGCAGAAGAAGGTTGTAATGATGACTTGGCAATGTGTTTAGTCATTTATGCCTGGTTGGTTGCACAGGATTACTTTAAAGAACTGACTGACCAAGATGTAAGAAAAAGATTATATGAAGAACAGAAAAATCAAATTGAACAAGATATGTCACCGTTTGGTTTTGTATCTGATGGATTGATGGACACCGCAAGTTTTGTTGATATTGATGGTGATAGGTGGTTTACTGATGAATATGGAGACCGTGCCTATATGTGGGAGTATATGTAGATGGATCTTGATGGGCAATTAAAGTTTGGTCATTTATTATTCGTTGATAGAAAATGTAGAGTTTGTGGTGAAATTAAAAACTTGATAGATGGATTTTATAGGACTCGTAAGGATAAAGGAATTGTTTCATCTTCATATTCATATGAATGCAAAGAATGTACGGTAAAAAGAATCAAAAATAAAAGAAAAAACAGTTTATCACCAAAAGATTGGAGTTATCCAGACTGGTAAATGTTCACGTCTCATTTCCCCATCGTAAAGTAAGTTTTTAATAAATATTTCTTAGATAAACTGAGATTTTACGGAGAAAAACATGGCGACTCCTCAATTATCTCCTGGAGTACTCTCTAGAGAGGTTGATTTAACTGTAGGAAGAGTTGATAATGTTTTAGATAATATTGGTGCAATTGCTGGACCATTTCCAATCGGACCAGTAGATTATCCAATTGACATTTCAAATGAACAAGACCTAATTAATGTCTTTGGAAAACCAATTTCAACAGATGCTCAATATGAGTATTGGATGAGTGCGTCATCATATCTTTCATATGGTGGAGTTCTTAAAGTTGTGAGAACTGGTGGATCCACACTGAATAACTCAAATGCTGGTGTTGGTGCTGCATCTACTTCCTCATTAAAAATTGACAATTATGATGACTATAGCAATAATCACTCATCTGCAACCAACTTTACATTTTCATCTAAAAACCCTGGTTCTTGGGCAAATGGACTTAAAGTTTGTGTAATCGATGATTTAGCAGATCAAAGAATAGGTATTACCACAACAAGTTTATCTGCATTAGGAGCTCAAATTGGATATGGTATTACTGTTGCACTGTCTTCAGTAGCAATTCCAGGAACTGGATCAACATCTTCATTTAGCGGATATTTAAAGGGAATTATTACTGGTGTTAGTACAGATTCTACAAATGGAAGCAGCAAGATCGATGTTAAAGTAGTATCAAGGGTTTCTAGTGGTGGAACTGAAACGAAAATTGATTATGCGGAAGGATCCTCTATCTCTGCCTTTGAAGCTTCTAGCACCGTAAGATTTATTAACAGTTCTGGTTCAGAAACAGGATCTGCAACCGCAGCCACTATTTCTGATTGGTATAATGAGCAAACTCTTGGATTAACAAATACAACTTTATATTGGAAATCTATTGCCCCAAAACCAGTAACGAATAGATATTCTTTAGACAGACAAGGAAAAAATGATGCGATTCACATTGTAGTAGTTGATGATCTTGGCACTATAACTGGGAATCAAGGCACAATTATTGAAAAACATATTGGTCTTTCAAAAGCATTTGATTCTGTTTCTGCTGTAAATTCGCCACAAAAAATTTGGTATAAGCAATACTTGGCAGATTATTCTGGTCAAATTTATGCTGGAAATAATCCTTCATCAGTAGCAGATGCATATTGGGGCACTTCACCAAGAGCAACAGGATTTACGACATATAGTGGAGTAGCATCTGCATCATTCACACCGATTACAACCGCATCTGGTCTTTGGGGCGCAAATGCTCAAGGAGTTACATTTAGTGCTATTGGTAATGTTACATATTCTCTTACTGGAGGTGTTGATTATAGTACTTCTGGTGGAATGTCTGCTACACTATCAGATTTAATAACTTCATATGGATTATTCCAAAATAAAGATGAGATAGAAGTGGATTATTTAATTAATGGTCCAGGATTAACCTCAGAAGTAGAGTCGCAAGCAAAGGCAAATTATTTAATTTCTCTTGCTGAAGCAAGAAAGGATTGTATTGCTGTTGTTTCTCCACACAGATCAAACTTAATTGGTGTAACAAACACGACCACACAAACAACTAATGTAATTAGATTCTTTAGTTCTTTGTCATCTTCTTCTTATGCAATATTTGATAGTGGATATAAGTACACCTACGATAGATTTAATAATCAATTTAGGTACATTCCTTGCAATGCAGACATTGCTGGATTGATGACTAGAACAAATATTATTTCATATCCTTGGTTCTCTCCTGCTGGACAGCAAAGAGGAATATTAAACAATGTGGTAAAACTTGCATATAATCCAAATAAAGCACAAAGGGATCAACTTTACCCACAAAGAATTAATGCGATTGTAACTCAACCTGGAGTTGGAACTCTTCTTTTTGGAGATAAGACTGCTCTTGGATATTCTTCTGCCTTTGATCGTATTAATGTTCGTCGTTTGTTCTTGGTGATAGAACAGGCACTTGAGAGAGCAGCACAAGCTCAATTATTTGAACTCAATGATGAATTAACTAGATCGAACTTTAGAAACATCATTGAACCATATTTACGTGATATTGAAGCAAAAAGAGGTCTTTATGGATTTTTAGTAAAATGTGACTCCTCAAATAATACACCAGATGTTGTAGATAACAATGAATTTAGGGCAGATATTTATCTGAAACCTGCAAAATCAATTAATTATGTAACTTTAACATTTGTTGCCACAAGAACTGGTGTGAGTTTTGAAGAAGTAGCTGGTACTGTTTGATATTATTTCTGATCTAATAAACAGGAGGAACTAAAAAAATGGCACATTCTATTCAGGATTTCAAATCAGCACTTATTGGCGGAGGAGCTCGTCCAAATTTATTTGAAGTTACTATTCCAGGAAGTATTCCGGGTTCTGGTGCATTATCTGCAAATTTTCCAATTCTATGTAAATCTGCCGCTTTACCAGCATCTAATGTAGCATCAATTGATGTTCCATTTAGAGGAAGAATTTTTAAAGTTGCTGGTGATCGCACATTTGATACTTGGACTATTACGGTAATTAACGATCAAGATTTTGCAATTAGAACTGCAATGGAAAGTTGGATGCAATTTATTGGTCAATATGCCGATGGTAGTGGTGCAACTAATCCAGCATCTTATATGCGAAATGCTTTTGTAAAGCAGTTTAGAAGAGGTGCTGCAAATGTAGGAACTAATGTTGCCGTTGGTGGTGGATTAGAAACGATTAAAACTTATAAGTTTTATGATATTTTCCCAACAACTATTTCGGCAATTGATCTTTCTTATGATACTTCAGACACAATTGAAGAATTTACCGTGGATTTCCAAGTTCAATACTGGACACCTAGCACAGAGGAAGCATAATAAATAATACGAGTAAATACAACTAAACTTTAATAATGGCAAAATTATTTGGATTCTCTCTTGAGGATAACGAACCAATTTCACCCGGTGCTTTGTCGCCTGTTCCTCCCAATAATGAGGATGCAAGCGACTTTTACCTAAGCAGCGGGTTTTTTGGTTCGTATGTTGATATTGAAGGGGTTTATAGAACAGAATTTGATTTAATCAAAAGATATCGTGAAATGGCATTGCATCCTGAATGTGATAGTGCCATTGAAGACATTGTAAATGAGGCTATTGTATCAGATACAAATGATAGTCCAGTGTCAATAGAACTATCCAATTTAAATGCAAGTGACGGCATTAAGAAAAAAATTAGAGAAGAGTTTAAACATATTTTAGAACTTCTGGATTTTGATAAAAAATCCCATGAGATTTATAGAAATTGGTATGTTGATGGAAGATTGTATTATCATAAAGTAATTGATTTAAAAAATCCCCATGAAGGTATACAAGAATTGAGATATATTGACGCAATGAAAATGCGTTATGTTCGCCAACAAAAGCAAACCGAAAAAGATAAGAAAATTTATAGGTTAGCAAATATTAATGTTGACGATCCAATGCAATATGAATTCCCAGAAATTGAGGAATATTTTGTATATAATCCTAAAATGACATATCCAACCACAAATCCATCATCTCTTGGTGGAACTGGTGGAATTAGAATTGCTAAGGACGCTATAACATATTGTACTTCAGGATTGGTAGACAGAAATAAAGGATCAACTCTTTCATATCTTCACAAGGCAATTAAATCTCTCAATCAGTTAAGAATGATTGAAGATAGTCTTGTCATCTATAGATTATCTCGCGCTCCAGAGCGTAGAATTTTCTATATTGATGTTGGAAATCTTCCTAAGGTAAAAGCAGAACAATATCTTCGAGATGTTATGATGCGCTATAGAAACAAACTTGTTTATGATGCATCAACCGGAGAAATCCGTGATGATAAAAAATTTATGGCCATGCTTGAAGATTTTTGGCTTCCAAGAAGAGAGGGTGGAAGAGGTACGGAGATTTCAACTCTTCCTGGAGGACAAAACCTTGGAGAAATTACAGACATAGAATATTTTAAAAAGAAATTATACCGCTCCCTAAATGTACCACCATCAAGAATGGATGGCGAAGGTGGTTTTAACTTGGGAAGATCTTCGGAAATTTTAAGAGATGAAGTTAAATTTAGCAAATTTGTCGCTAGATTGAGAAAGAGATTTTCATATATGTTTTCAGATATGTTGAAAACACAATTAATTCTAAAAAATATTATAACTCCGGAAGATTGGAATTTAATGAATGAACATATACAGTATGATTTTCTTTATGATAATCATTTTGCTGAACTAAAAGATGCTGAGCTTTTAAATGAAAGATTGAATATGGTACAAATAGCAGAACCATATGTTGGAAAGTATTTTTCTCAGGATTATGTGAGAAGAAAAATTCTTAGACAAACTGATGAGGAAATTATTGAGCAAGATAAAATTATCAAGAAAGAAATAAAGGATGGTGTTATCCCAGATCCAAATGCACCTGTTGATCCAACCACCGGTTTACCTTTACAACCAGGTCAACCTGCTGCAGGTATGGATTTGGGTCAACCAGTAATGGAACCGAATCTTGATGTTCAGGGTAGTGCAACTGAAGCCGATGGCAAAATTGCAGAAATGCCTAAAGGTGGAGAAATATAAATAAAAACGATATTTTTAGCATAAAAAAATGGATGATCTTTTAGACATGATTGCTACTGATGAATCTCCTTCTCAGATTAGTGATAAAATTAAAGAACTTTTGTTCGCAAAATCTTCAGAAAAAATTGATGGTTTTAGGCCATTGGTATCTCAAAGTATGTTTGATTCAATTTCTTCAGACAATAGTGTAGAAGAAGAGTGAGTAAATAATAAATAACTATTAAATGATTACTAAAGAATAATGGCTCACAGACCAGTTGGTATAGGCACATCAATTACAACAAGTGCCAGTTCATCAATGTCAACATCATTTACGGTGTTATCGGATGTTTTAAGAGTGACGGCAGTTACATCTGGAGCGTTTGTTGCTATTGGAACAAATCCAACAGCAACTATACAGGATTATTACATTCCGTCAGGAACTTCAGCAACTCTTGCATTAACAAAAGCATCAAATAGAGTTGTTGGAATTACAACAGGATCTACAACAATTATTGATGTTCCGGAGGGAACTCAAGTTCCTTTTGGTATTGGTGATTATGTTTCACTGAGTGGAGCAAATGAACCACTCTACAATTTTACTCATGTGCCTGTTATTTCTGTAAATGCAAGTTCTGGAGTTGGTGGATATTACCAAACAAGACTCACGGTTGATTACAATTCAAGTGGAATTTTAACTGCATTTTCTTCCAGAGATGCAAATCTAAGAAATTCTTTAAGAATTGCAGCAAGAACAGAAGGTGGTAGTGGTGTTGTTTATGCCCAACAAGTACAAATTTCAGGACAAGCGTAATGAAACTTATTACCGAAGAGATTGAATCAGTAGAAGTTATTTCCGAAAACGTAAACGGAAAAAAAACTCTTTACATTCAAGGACCTTTTTTACAGACCGAAGTAGTTAACCGAAACGGTAGAATGTATTCTTTTCCCATTATGGAGAAGGAAGTAAAGAGGTATACTGAAAATTATATCAATAAAGGTCGTGCTCTTGGAGAATTAGGTCATCCAGATGGACCAACTGTAAATCTTGATAGAGTTTCCCATAAGATTGTTTCTCTAAATTCTGAGGGAAATAATTTTATCGGTAAAGCACAAATTCTTTCCACACCAATGGGAAAAATTGCTGAGTCTCTTCTTAAAGAAGGAGTTACTTTAGGAGTTTCCTCTCGTGGAATAGGTTCCGTTAGACCAAATAAAGAGGGGTATATGGAAGTTGGTGAAGATTTTATGCTGGCAACTGCCGCAGATATAGTAGCTGATCCCTCTGCGCCAGATGCTTTTGTTTCTGGAATTATGGAAGGAAAGGAGTGGGTTTGGGAAGGTGGAATTCTTAGAGAAAAAGTAGCAGAAAGTACAAAAAGAAAAATAAACACTTTTGTTGATCAAGGTGTTTTAGAAGAATACAAATTATCGCTTTTTAATGAGTTTTTAAATTCATTGTAATTTATTAATTTATAAATAAATATAGTTTATAACTAAGGTTAAACGGAGAGTTCAAATGTCTCGTGGAGATTTACAAGAAATGGAAGTAGGCACAAAGCAATCCAAAACTGCCGTAAATGCTAATGCAAAGGCAGGAGATACGATGCCACATCTTTCTGGTTCAACACCAGGTCAAACTGGAGGATGGGAAGATCTTGGTGGACCAGATCCTTCCAACTATCGCCCAGATGACGATTCAGCAAAATTAAAAACACCAGGAGCATCTCTTAAGCAAGTTAAGGATGTTGTCAACAAAGGTGCTAAATCTGCAGATCCTATGAAAGGACTTAAGAAAGAAGATGCTGATTATGATGAAGACGAAAAACTCCTAGAGGCAAAAGAAGAGGAGGAAGAAGAAGAGGAAGAGGAGGAAGAAGAAGAGGAAGAGGGTGGTAAGAAGAAAAAAGTAAACGAAGCTAAGAAGCACAAAGAAGAAGAAGAAGAGGAAGAGGAGGAGGAAGAAGAAGAAGAGGAGGAAATGGAAGAAGAGTTTAGCATTGAAGAAGATGTTAACGCTCTTCTAGAAGGAGAGGATCTCTCCGAAGAGTTTCAAGAAAAAGCACGTACTATTTTTGAAGCCGCTCTTCGTTCTAAAGTTTCTGAAATTAAAGAAGCAATTGAAGAAGAGTATGCCGAAGCCCTTGCAGAGGAAGTTCAAGAAATTAAGACAGAACTTTCTGAGCGTGTAGATGCTTATCTTGAATATGTTGCTGACGAGTGGATGCAAGAAAATGCACTCGTTATTGAGCAAGGTCTTAAGACCGAAATGACTGAATCGTTCCTCTCAGGTATGAAGGAACTTTTTGAAGCACATTATGTATCAATCCCTGAAGATAAATATGATGTTCTTGAGAGCATGGTAGAAAAACTTGATGAAATGGAGACAAAACTCAACGAGCAAATCGAAAAAAATGTTTCCCTAAACAAGCGTCTCGCAGAGTCGGTTGCTGATGGAATCTTTGAACAAGTCGCTGAAGGTCTTGCAGACACTCAGAAAGACAAGCTCGCTTCACTTGCCGAAAGTGTTGAGTTTGAAAGTGAAAGAGAATATCGTGAAAAACTGGAGACTTTGAGAGAATCATATTTTCCCTCAAAGGCAGTATCTCCTTCAGCTAAAATGGAAACCCTTTCAGAAAGCACTGAAATGAATTCGGAATCATCTGTTTCCGATTCTATGGCTGCGTATCTGAGAACTCTTTCCTCATTTAGCAAATAATTGAATTTAATATAATTCAAACCAAAAATACACTAGTAAAAGGTAAAAGCAAATGTTTCATTCCGAACATCTGCAGGAAAAGTGGGCACCTCTTTTAGACTATCAGGGTCTTGATTCAATCAAAGATTCTCATCGTAGAGCTGTAACCGCTGTCCTGCTCGAAAACCAAGAAAAATTTTTAAGAGAAGAGTCTGCATTTAATTCAGGTGGCATTGGCACCCTGATGGAAGCAACTCCTAATATGAACACCGGTAGCACATCTGTTGTTAGTGGTGTTGGTGGTGCTGGTTTTGGTGGTTCTGCCGCAGCTGGCGGACCAACCGCAGGTTTCGATCCAGTTCTGATCTCACTGATCAGACGTTCAATGCCTAATCTGATCGCTTACGATATTTGTGGCGTTCAACCAATGACCGGACCTACTGGTCTTATCTTTGCAATGCGTTCTCGCTATAACAATCAGTCAGGTAGCGAAACCTTCTACAACGAAGTTGATTCTGCGTGGTCAGGACAACCATTTGGTCGTGACAATTCAGATGGTTTCACTGATACTCTTGCTGGTATGGGTACTACTGCTCAGGGTGGTAGCAATCCTTCAGTTCTAAACCCAGTTGGTACTGCTGCATCTGCCGCTTATAATGTTGGTCAGGGCATGAGAACCGATCAGGCAGAAGGACTTGATACTGGTGCTGATGCTTTCAACCAGATGGCATTCTCAATCGAGAAAGTCACTGTTACTGCAAAGTCAAGAGCTCTGAAGGCCGAGTATTCATTAGAACTCGCTCAGGACCTCA